AACCAACCCTTTGTTAATAATACATACAATACAACACAATATATACAAAAACCCGCAGTGCATAGCACTGCGGGCAATAGCGCCAAATTATTTGGAGTACAAATTTGACATCGATATAAAACCGCTTATTTACTATGTTTATAAGACATTCAATTTTAAAAAGTTGAGTAACAGTTGAGTAACGCTTGAAATTTTAGAGCGATTTTAAGCATTTATATAATATATACTATTATATATCTTTACTCATTTTCTTCTACAATTTCATAGGATAATAGCAAATCATCAATTAAATTTCTTACGCCTTCTTCATTATACTCCTTTGGATCAGGAACGACTTCCGCAATCCAATCGGCCGTCCATACATAATCAACGCCTTTAGGCCATACGAAGTTAGGAAATTCTTCTTCCATGTCGCCATCATCCCAGGCTTCCTTATTCCACTTACCGATGCATGGAGATTGACGCATTTCATGCTCATATATCATGTCCCATGCTTCCTTGTAAGTTTCTGCGGTTCCCATGAACCAAGGTTTTTGCGTTGCTGTACTGTAGACTTTTAACATTTTAGGCTCCTCCCCGTATAATCGTTCCATGCCCTGGCGTGATACTAACCAGGTCCCCTTTGCCTTTCTGCACTCATCCGATGTGAATCGCGGTGGCGTGTTCCGTTGACCGGAGCACGCTTGCTTCACCGTAACTGGACTAATCTTCCAACGCTCCGCAGCTTCCGCAGAGGTCATAACGTCCTCGAATTTCATAAGTACCTCCTTATTTGCCCCAACCTAATGCGATTTCAGTATCATTTTGCATTTCAGCTACTGATTTCAAACTATCGAATGTATCAGCTTGTTCAAAACACATATCTTCGAAGTCGCTTTTGAAAGTGTATTCCTTCCAGTATTTGCGGTTCAATTTAACAGCATATGCGTATAAGTCTTTATTATAGTTGCGAACTTCTGCAACGTTCCAATCTTTTAGATATACAACTTTGTTATTGTCGATGACTAATACCGGGTTGCCTTTAACGAATTTCACATTATTAGTTACGAGGATGATTTCATCGTCGCTAATAACATGGTTAAATTTGAAATATTTATTAGAAGTGTGTTTCACTTCACCGAAGAACTTAGTCAATTGAGATTCTTTTACGCTTTTTAGAAATTCACTATATTTGCTCATGGTATGTACTCCTTTATTACTTCCCTTACCTTTGTTTTTATCATACATCGTATTCGATGTATTTGCAAGTACTAATTTTAATAAATTTCAAAAAAGCGTAAAAATAAAAAGCCTACCAACACAGATATTATCTAGGCTAGTAGGCTATATCAATCTTTTGTCGTTCTTTCGACAATCTTTTGAAACTAATCCAGGAGTCCACCTGCTCCTGCTCAGGAGATATACGGATCACCTCTCAGTCATCGACGAATTACTACTCCGATTATCGCTCCAGCTCCCGCTACCTGGGATAGGTTGCGTTGCATTCGTAGTCGCTTGATTGTGCGGTTGTCCCGCTCTATTTTGTTCTTCAACACGTCTAATGATTTCTGCATTTCGCTCAAGGTAGCTTCTTGCTTCACTGAGTCCGCTTTGGCTTTGTCCAATTCGCGTTCCAATCTGTTGATTGTATTGTGCGCTTCGTTCAATTCTTGCCCCTGCTTCACGACTAAGGTCTGCGCTTCGGTCAATGGAACGTTGGATGCTTCTATTAAGTTCAAGGCTTTCTCGTTGTTGCTCTTGAGCTCGTTCCACTGCGTCAACGGCACGGTGATAGTCGGTTCCGCTTGGTTGATAGAGGATATATCCTGCGCAAATACCGAGGAGAATGATAAGAGCACCGATAATATAATAGTGGCGAGGATACTTGGCCACCATAGTTTTAATTTTTTCATACATGGTAACTCCTTCCTAAATAGTACTGCCCCACTGAGCGCCCCACCATCGAGCAGTGCCACGTAACCAGTCACCACCGCTCCATCGTTCGTCGCCCTCATGGCACACTAAGAGGTCCCAACGGTCAACGTTGGAGTCTGGGCCGTAGGTGTTGTTAGGATATCCAGTCGGATCTAGATAATAGAGGTCTAGGCCGTCCATATTATCGGCCGCTTCAGCGTGTGTCATTTGATGTTGTATGTCAAGCGGAACACCTGCATTGATTGTAAGCACTGCCATAATTTGTGTCATAGTAGTTAACTGTGCTGTTGTAGGTGGTTCACTACCTAGATTATTTTCACTGACCGCATCCCAACACGCTTCAATAGCTATGCCTACGGCGTTACTGTTACGCATGTAGGTGTGTTCCTTATAATCTGTTAAGGCCTCCATATCTGTCCACATCACGCCCTCTCTATCGATGTTGATATGGTAATCCTTGAAATGCTTACCGCCTTTGACTCCCGTCCAATGGTAGTACGCCTTTTCAATTTGTCCATACGCATCTAGCGCTAAGGACTGTAACTCGTCCATTGTAATTTGTCTAAACATTTATTTCCCCCTCTCATCATGGTTAATATCATCTGCTAATTGTTGAATACTGGGTCGGTTCAAAGGTAATGTATTCTGCTCCTCTAGCTTATCCGGTATCCCGTTATGGTCCTTGTCGATGAACATGCCACATAGGCCGACAATTGTCATAAGTACTGACGGCACGAATATATGGTCAATAATAAATACGCCCTTATCGATAAGCTGATTCGCTTCAGGTGACACATAACCTCTAATCGTTGATAGCACATACTGGGCAACGACTAATATCATCGGTACTAGCATAACGAGGACTAGAGCCCTCGTTGCTAATACACCAGTTGGCCTTATGCCGGCTATTCGGATGGATTGATATGACCGCTTGATGCGGTTAATGATAGCTAACTTATCCATTACCCCTCCATGCTCTGATAATCTCTAGTACGCCATGGAATACCTTTCCAAAGTCGACGAGGTCATCCTCAACTATTTCACGTAAATTCTCAATAATTGACCAACATTCGGAGAAGAACGGAATCAGCATGAATAGGAATGAGAAGATATGGTCCAGGAATAGTTCAGTATTCGGAATCGGGATATCGGGAAGAGATTCAAACACTACCGATAAGACCATCCAGGCGGGATACTGTACACATAGCTTCGTTAGTAAATCGGAGCGTAAGCGTTCACTCATTAAGTACCTACGCTTCAGCCCTGTAGTGGCGTCAACATATCCACCTTTCCCCCATCCATACCATGCGAGCGTTGTAAATAATGTAATAGGTGTATTGTTCCTGTGATTATCCTTATTGTACCTAAGCACCTCCGTCGTAATACGTTGCGCTGCGTCAATGAATAGCAGTACCGTCGTTAATATGATAATAACTCCCATACTGACAATATGCTCATGTGACACACCGCTAATCAGCATTAGAATAATGTCGTTCAATATATCCATTCACTCCCCCCTAAGTGTAATAGTTAAGCAGGTCGAACACATGCAAGCACGGCTTTCATAGCGAACGAATCCGTCAGCATTCGCCATGCCTCGCATAAAAAATCTGATATTACTTGCATGTGTTCTCCATTGTAGTTTGATTAATTACTTGCAAACATATCTATGAGTTGATTCATCGAACACAATCTCTTTGTTTTGGATTAATTGCACCGGGAACGCCCCATATAAAGGCGTGCCAATTTTAGGCACTATCTGATATGCGCTACTATCCATTAATGACAATAACTTAACCGTGTTTATTGTTTTAATGAAAATAGGCTGATTGTCATTATTCTTGACTAAGCTAGAATAGTATTCCGTAAAGTTGGTCCTATCCAAATATAGATATTTCGTATTAGAAGATGAGATGTAAATTTTATCTATATCTGTTAGATTTAGGTTGCCGTAGAAGTATACTAATTCGCTAGATTGCGTATCATCTATGTTCGAAATATCTATATACAGATCTCGCCCATACAATTTGTATACGGCTTTATTAAGTTCAAACTGTTTATCTGGCTCGCCCAACACCTCTGCTCGATTGCCTTTGATTGTGTGCTCTGACACTTTTACGCCTGTAAGATTATGATAAGTGAGTTTAATATCATCTTCGCCTAGAGGCGGAATTGTAATAGTGCAAGCCCCAGTACTATCGAGCGTGAATGGTGTATCATTGCCGACTACCTTAACTGTATAATGTGGCTCGCCTGTTACTGCTACAATTTGTTGACCTTGGGTTACGCTAGAAATAGTTAAAGGCTTAAATTCGGTACGAGGAAACGGCTCGCCGATATTACCAATTAATGCGGTGAGTACATCGTCAACGCTGGCACTTTCACACCACACATTACCTTGCAGCAACAACTGATGAGCGTTGTCGGCCGTAGCACTTGCGCCGTCTCGCCCGTCCTCACCTTTATCACCTTTAGGCCCTTTTAAAGCCTTTAGTTGCTCTGGCGTAAAATCCTCATATCGGAATGGTTCGCCTTTCGGTCCAGGTTCGCCTTGCGGACCTTGTAACCCTTTTAAACTATCAAGCCATTCCTGTTCAGTACCTCTGAACCCATGTGCCACTGCAATAGCGTAGGCGCTTTTACCTAATCCTTCAATAAGTGAAAGTGTAGTTTCTGGGTCAAATTTCAATACTAATTCATTTGTTTCCATAATCGTATGCCCCCTTATTTATGCATGGAAATATCTGGAACGATGGTAGCGGTTCCCTGTCCTAGCTTTATCCACTTATGATCATTGTAGATAAACGCGTCATACAGGTAATCACCACCCTTTAATTGGGCTTTAGCAGAATCCTTTCCACTGATGAAGAACCCTACCTGTTTAGACTGTACCACAGGTGTTAACTCTAATTTCATATCATCATAAGGCCGTTTGCGAATTTTGCAGACGGCCTCATATTGACTTAGGTCCATATCGGAGCCAGGTGGCACGATATATGTCATACCAAAGTCCTGCCCCGCGTATAATGTGATGTCTTGTTCAATCATTAGATATGCCTCTCATTCATATATCAAATTACGATTTCCTAAGATTACTTACGTCGGCAACTAGCAACCTTAGGCGCGAATCAACGCCAGCATCTGCTAATGCATCTTTGGTCGTTATATCTGTTTGCCATGTAGCTCCTAGGCTCAATGTGTTTCCGCCCTTGATAGATACGCCATAACCAAGGTATTCCGCTGAATACACGCCGTCCGATGGGCCAAAAGGAGATGGAGGGGAGTTGAGCAAGCAAACTGCAATAGACTGAACATTGTATGAACGAGACAATATATCATTACCAAACTTTAGATAACGATCATCCTTTGGGTCTTGCCAAGGCTTACAGTCATTTATATCAATATCGATATAATCTAATATGCGCAAAGCAGGATAATCTGAATCAAATAACGTTTGCCCCTGTTCGTTAAATACCTGCAATCCTGCTCGAATCTTGCCCGTAGAATTAGTATCCCGAGATGTATAGTTATCAAATAAATAACAATCAACTCCCGACGATTCTGGCGATAATGCTTGAGGGTGTGTATGCATTCTATAATGCGGGTATACCATACTCACTTGACGCGCAAATGCTGAGGAGATAACACAATCTTCGTTAATAGGTTTAATAAAGTTCAAATACATTCTTCCGCTATCATCAGCCGCAACACGCGTGTTGAAAAACAGGCTAACAACTTTTGGCACGACGCTGTGCAATTTAAAATTTCTGTACTCATCGTTAATGATGATTTGATTTTTGTCATTGTTGACTTCGAGATAAGTTGCGCTCATATTAGTATTCTCCTATAAACAATACAATCGCCAACGTATCATTATCAAAGAAATGGTTATTAATCCGTGTATATTCCCAGTACACCGTATCTTGATTAATCCAAGTTTTGATAAATTTCGTTGTTGGGAAGTTCCCCTTATAAGAAACGGATACAAAAGGAATGACGTATATAGTTGTATCCTTTTGTTTACCTATTACTTTTGCTGACCCAGTCCACGATGTGCAAGGGACGCACATTAACGAACGAGTCAACCTCGCATCAGTAGACAGTATTTTTTCTCCATATTCGTTATATATTTCAATCCCCTGTGACATTTTATGTTTTCTCCTTATTTTTATTTGTAGTACTGCAACCGCCATCGCTAATAGTAGCAGAATTAAGATTATTAGAATTATCATCTAAACACCCCTAACCTCACTCTCAGTACATTGTTATCATCAAATACACGGATTAAGTTATCGCTAATTTCAACCCTTGCACCACTCGTTTTAGTTCGCAATGTGCCGATAGTAGCAGTGATCGTGTCAAGGCTATTAACCTTTAACTTATTGGCTGTAACGCTATCCGCTTGGAGCTTATCACCACTAATGGATAACGCTTGTATCTTATCGGCGCTTACCGAGTTAGCTTGGAGCATGCCCTCGGTAATGATGTTATTATCGAACAGCGCTTGGCCAGTGACATGTAATAACTTGCCTTCAATTCGGGTACCCTCCGGAGATAAGTTAATCCGACTTACAATATCCTTACCACTCATACTTCCGATAGCCTGTGTTACCCGAAGATCAATACCATTGGATAACGTAGTAATTTGCCCGGATAGGTTCTGATTAAGGTCAGATACCTTTTGGGTAATGCCTTTATCAAGTTGAACCAATTTAGATTCAAACCCATTAATGGAGGTTTTCATCGTTCCGACTTCAGAGCTCATCGCTAGGATTGCTTCGTCCATAGCTTTTAGCCCTAATGCTTCCGCATCAAGTAGGCTCTTATCGACTCTATCTTTAATAGTGACCGACTTCTCAGCGACTAAGCTACTACCGAACACATCGACATATTCGCACTGTACACGATATACACCAGCCTTGTTAGAGTACGTGAGCATACTCGACGTAGTCTCTAAATCGTCTGTACGCTCGTCACCGATAACGTGGCAACGGATAACGTAGGCCTGTGGTGGCTTCGCCCCAAAGTACAGGCTGAACCCTCCGAGTTGGTCCTTGATCTCAAACGTAGGCGCTTCTAACTGTGGCAAGTTATACGAATACGTTGCAGGTGTTGAGTATTTGCCTAATGTGCTTCGTGCGTACAAGTACACCGTGCCACTTCGTTTCGTAAGAGGTAAGTTAGCTGATGTACCTTTTACCTTTGCAAGAAGAGCGTTGGTATCCTTGCCTGGGTCATTATCTGTGCGTAGTTCATAGTAATCCACGTCAGCGTTTAGCACATCGCTCCATGATGCGGTGGCGTGTTCCTTAAAGGCTACCGTAAAGTTCTTAGGCATATCCGGTACTTCGTCCATCGCCTTGACTACGACATCCACGACTTGAGCCGTATCGGATCTATTACCGAACCTATCCACAGCTACGGCCTTAACCTCGTACTCTTCGCCAGGGCCTAATGCTTTGATAATAACCTGGCTGTTACTGCTACCCGCGTACTGCCAATCTTGACCGGTTACGGCTTGGCCATTCTTAGATTTAAGCATGTACCACACCTCAGCACTGTCAAAGTTACCAGGGTTAGCAGGTGGCTCGAACATAACTTGAAGGTCATAGTACACGCTTTTATCGGCGGTTAGATTATATCGACTAATGACGTGTAGGTTCTGCACATCACCAGGCGCCTGCATGCGCGGAATGACGATTTCTTTAGTGACCCCAGTGGTGAGTTGCCCTAAATCGTTAATGGCTTGCACCTTAACCTCATAGGTAGCCCCTAATAGTACATCGGATATTTCCGTGCTATTAGGCGATGCAGGGAAGTTCCCCACATATTTCCAGGTATCGCTTTTAGCGTTCCGATAGTTAACTATTACGTTGGTTATCTTGCCATCACGAGGCAGTTGCCAACGGACGGCGATTCGTGAGTACATAATGCCATTAGCGCCGTATACATCACTTACGAGGCCAATATCCTTAATATCGCTACCAACCTCAGACTTATAGTCGATAGTTGGAACTGTACCATCATCACTTGTATATACTTCCGGATAGTATTCCATACACTGAATCTTACGAGTAAGGTCTGTACCTCCCTCGGTGATAGCTAACACCCTAAATGGTTTAGCTGCTTTGGTTAGCTCACCAAACGCATACACACTACCAGGTTCGACTGCAATCGTTTCCTTAACAGTGACGTTCCGCCCGATGACACTTAATACGGTAAGCGTAGTCACCGCATCAGTGGCATTGTTACGAATAAGTAGTTGGTACTGCTTCCCAGGTAATGTCGATACTTCCTTATCAATGGTAATAGTACTACTGGTCGTGGATATCACTCGACCACCTTCGCCCCATTCAGGTACGTCATGTTGGATAAGAATAATATCCCCTATCGTACACGCTATTGCGTCGGTGAATGCTTCGATAGATACAGTACGCACCTCGTACTTGTTGCATCGTAGGTAGTGCTTGCCATGTTTGAACGCCTGGTCAAGGCTAGTACATCCCATGAGCTCAATTTGCGCAGGGTTGGTAAGTGTATCCGATTCATCGTATGTATCGCCATATACTGGAATAACATCACGCTCGTAGTCCTTATCCTTATTAAGGAAGGAAATTTCAACGGAGTTGGCACGGCTCTGAATACCTTGAAACTCTTCTGAAAAGCTACCTTGTTTTATGTTGGCCACCGTGAATAATTGCACCGGTGTTGACTTATAGTCACTAACACATGTGAATCTCGTTCCCTGTGGAATGACTTTACCGCGTCCTACGTTTTCCGGATATTTTAACGCATCCCATAACCGGCTAGCGCTATCGTAGATATAGTTAAAGGTGAATCCGTTCTTATCGCAGTTATTCGCCCAGGCTTTAAATGCATCGTAGTCCATACGTCCATGAGGCTGACCGAACACTACATATTCATCGCCAAACTTACGAGCCATATGAAGTAGATCATACGCCGCCCATGCCGGGTTATCCGCGCGTTGGACTTCGTACTTTTGTTGATAAGGGTTGAATACATACACGGCGGAGCGTTCTTGTATCCAAGATACTTCAGGGTCAGAGCCGTTAAGTTGAGATGTGGCTAAAGCTTTAATACCGATAAGAGCCTTACCTGGATGTACGAAGTCATCGTATATAATCTGCGTTAACTGGTTCCAGTACACCTTATTACTGTATCGAATAGAGCTACCGTCCTTGTTAGAACACCGAACACGAACTTCATATTGTGCCTTATCGAGGTTATCGAATCGGTACACTCGATAGAACGCGGTGTTAGTAGCCTCTGTAACCTTGCCCTTATAATCGCCTTCAGCGATTTCTGCGTCTGACTTTTGACGAGTAAAGGTCCATCCGTCACCGGATTTCTTAACAAATGCTTGCATGCCTTTTTGATTGGAAAGCGGTAACTTATGCCACTCTTCATTCTCACCGACTTTCCGGATTTCTGCATCAAGAGTAACCGATGTAGCATCCATACCGCCTGTATCGTTGGAGTAATACAAGCCATTTGGAAAGCTGATAGTTAACTCGATAGCATTGCACGCGTCGCCTTGTACACGTTGCGTGCTCCACCCGGTTTTAAGTTCATAGTTGAGTACTTGATCCGCGTAATTATCGTTGAAGTTAGGGATAACAGTTTGGTCATTGGTACCTAATCGGATGTCCACTTGCACATCCTGGTAGTTGCTAACAGGGTTAGCATTGATACGGATATCCTCGATTTTGGATAACTCGCCTTCACCGGCGCAATATAAGAGGTTGAGGTACTGCTTTTCGCCATCACTGATAATGTGACGTGATAAAAGGAGCCCGGCGCTCTTCATACGGCCATATGTCACGGCTAGAGGGTACCCTTGACCGGTTACAGTCTTAGCGCCACCCCATCCATACGTGTTAGCTTGTGCGGAGTCCGTATGGGACCGGTCAGCCTTTGGCTGAGTTAACTTATTGACCAGCATATTGCCAATCATACCAATGGCCATGGAGAGTACTGTACGCCATATTAGACTTTGAATACCAAATATCGCACCGCTAGCGATACCTCCTGTGGCGATACTAAGACCTATGGTTAAAATGATTCCTAAGAACTTACCATCGATTTGAGGTATGGCCACAATATAATCGCCATCGCTAACAATGGTATCAAGCGTAGCCTCTTGGCCATTAATGGAGTATACCCAGTCGCCATCTTGTTTAGCGTAAAAGCTTAATGGCATGTTTGCCTTATAAGGGCGGTATTGTGTTTCGCGCTGATCCGGTTTAAACGGATTCCTTACTAGCACTACATTTATCATCGGCTACTCCTTTCTATCGTATATATGTTTAAGCCTAGGAACGTATTTAGATATATGTTCGATACATACACCGCTTGGCTTAGTGGCATGAATGAATCGACCATCACCTAAATACACGCCAACATGGTCGAGTTCCTTACCTTTTAACGAAAAGACCAGGACACTGCCCTCCGTAGGTTCCTTGACCTCTTGCCACTCGTCCATAGGAATATCTGTGTAGTTTGGAAGCATAACACCATTGCGGCGATATACCTCGGCCACTACATCCCAACATTTGAGCTCCTCGAATGGAGTACCGAGCATATCAGTCATATCACTTGTTAGATGCATATAGACCTCCCTGTGGAATCGTAGGTTCGCCACCGAAACGAACGCTATTACCTAGTGCTCGACATCGTGACAATGTCTTATTACACTCGGTCTCGGTGCCCTTGTATCCGCACTGAACACCTTTGAATTTGAAAGGGCAGAAGTCCTTCATGATGCGGACTAAGGGGAACCGACGTGTGAAACTAAAATCCGTACCTAGTGTGAACTCCATCCATTCTGCATTAGCGACTGAACCGGTAATAACAAAGTGTTCCTCTACTTCGCACACATTTGGTACATTTGTATTTATTACGCGGACAATGACATTCGCACCTGTGAACCCTTGATTATCCTCCGCCAGGCGTTGGATAGTCCGTGTCACATTGGACACGGACAATTTCACGTTTGGAAGGTCAGTCGAGTTATGGTTGACGTCCGCTAATTTGAATGGGAACGCGATGTACTTATTCCCTTGGAAGGTGATATCCTCGGTGTTATATACGAGCCGTACGATATCGCCTTTGTATTCAATATCAAGGAGCATGAGCCATACACCTGTGGCGTCTATTTTGTTTTTCTCCAAGATAGAAGCTGTTGAAAGTGTTAACATGTTATGCCTCCTGTAATTTCACGGTACCAACCCATATGCCGTAGTCATTCGCTGCGAAGTCTAACTGATCGCTGAACCGTACCTTAATAGTTTCCTTCGTTTCAGGGTTCGTCCAGTCGAACACGGTCGAACAGTTGACCTCGTCGAAGAACGCCCTTAGCCGTAAGTACTCAGAGGTTGGCACCTTATAATTCACGTTATATGACCGTAAGGCCTTAGTCGTCTTACGGCGACTAATAATCGTCATATTCTCCACTTGGCCCTTATAGGTCATATCCGGTGTAGTTTCTTGAATTGGATATATTGGATATCTAATATTTGGAAATGTTGCCATGATTAACCTGCGGCTGCTTTAATTGCATCCCGCGCACCTCCTTTATTATTTGTTACAGCCTTAACCATTACATCGATGATGTAGTTTTCTCCATCAAATCTCGAGCTTTGTTGTTCGGATTCAAGTGCTTGGCCAGATTGGTTAATGATGTTAACTGTAACGTTATTCCCCTGATTACCACCTAGCATCTTACGAGTTTGGCTTGCGTTATAAATACGATGTGAAGCGTTGAATTGAAGGAGCTCCGGTCCGTTTTCACCGACCAAAGTCATCCCTGTAGGCGCTACACCGCCGGATGCGAACTTAGAGAATCCTCTGCTACTGAACGCTGAGCTAAAGGACCTACCTGTGGAGAAGGTACGACCGCCTCCACCAATATTTCCTATACCTCCGACCACTCCACCGAATAGGCTTTGTAACTTAGGTTGTAAATATTGTTGGAAGGATAAGTTCACCATCATTTTGATAATGCTGTTAGTCATATCCTTGAATATACTAATGAGCCCCTTACTGAAGGACTTCGTGCCTGTGGCCATAGCCTCAAGATTACTTGTCCAGGTTGAATTGATATTACTCATCGTACTATCAAAGGTCGACTTCGCAAGGTCAGCGTAGTTCACTGTTTCCTCTTGGTATTGACGCGACGCTTCTTTTAATCGAGATTTTAAGTTACGCCCTGCCATCTCCCAGAGCTTTTGTTGGGCCTCAACTAGGTTCTTCTCAATCTGTAGACGTTGCGTAGCCGTCATCTGCGCATTAGCTAGCTCGTCCTTGGAATAGTCGATGTAGGCTTGCAGTTGCTCCACCAAGATGGCATCGGACTGGTCCTGTGTAAGGTGGCCAAGTTTCACCAGGTTGGACTGATGATCTAGTGCCTCCGATGTTTGCGTATAGGCAAGCTCTCTGATTTTCTGTTCAGTATCGGCTACGAGTTTCAATCGTTCCGACTCTGCCTTCTTCTCAGCGAGTTTCTTATCGCCTACAGCCTTGGTATATTCGCGAACGTTATCATCAATTTGAGCCTTTTGGGCATCGGACTCAGCTTTGATAAGTTGGAGTCTATCCCCTGTACGTTCCAGGTCAAGTTTCGTAATATCCTCATTCATCTTGCGAACGCGGATAGTTTGATTACGCTCTGCCTCGGCAAGTTTCTTTTGATATACTTCTTCGTTCTTGGCCCTTGCCTCGGCCTCTAGGTTGGAGTTGGCCAACGCTTGCGCGTTAGCGTTTTTAAGGGCATCTGTAGAAGCCGATACGCTTGCAGATGTGCCTACCAATTTAGCAGTATCTACATACCCAGTAACCGCCCCGAAATCACCTTCAACAGACTGCTTAGCAACTACCCCTGTGCTAGAATTAGCACCAGTGTATCCGCCGTTACCATCAGAAATTACGATGTGATTATCGCCAAGGACTACAACGCCATCGCCTGCTTGAGGTGTATATCCATCACCAGCCGGATGCCATGCACCCGCAGCGGCTGCCGCATCCATAATGGAAGGAACATAACGAGGGACGTCCTTTCCGAAGGTTTCCTTAACGGAATCAGCGAACAACTTGCCACAATCCGTAGCCCAGGTACCATCAGCGCCTAGTGAGTAGGCCTTGCCAAGTTGAGCATTAGCGGCAGCTAATACGCCAGAGGCTTCACCACTTCCGCCACCTACGCTATTAAGCCCCGCTGCGGAACGAATAATATCTCGAATGTTCTTATTGTTCGATTCATATTGATTCTTGGCGTTGAGCTTATCAATTTCGTACTGACTACCGTCAATCTCCAACGATTGGAGTGTTAGACTTCGAATCATGTCGTTGAGACGTTCCACGGAGCTTGCTAATTTTTCAGCCGCTTGTTCAGCTTTCTTAGCGGCTGCTTCTTGCGCTTTAGCCGCCTTACCCGCCTCTTCATTAGCCTTATTAATGGCTTCGTTATTGGTAAGACCATTCTTAGTGTTCTCGATTTCCTGATCTAACTTGGCCTGTTCCTCTTCAGCTTTCTTCTTCGCCGCATCAGCCTCTTCTTTGGCTTTCATCGCCGCGTCAATTTGAGCGCCTTCCTCCTTAGTGGCTAGGCGGTCATTCTTAAAAAGCCCGAAGAAGTAACTATCCTCAACATAATATCTGCCGTCATGATTAGCCATGTAGGCTTCACTGGTGCCCTTATCGGGGTTCAGATTCCGATGGGCCCTCATACCATTGACTTCAACACCTAGGTCAGTACCTTTGGTGCGCTCCTTGTATCGATAGTCAAGTAATGCTTTACCCGCCAACGCAATAGCACTGGCCAACGCTACCCAAGGACCTGCAGCCGCTAATGTAGCAAGCCTCATGAATTTCAATGCAGTCGTTACGGACTGAATTACAGTAACAGCGATACCCGCTTCAAAACTAAATTTCACTACCCCCGAGATAGCTTCCTTTTGTTCGGAGGCCATACTACTATAGGACTTTGTTAAGTCGATAGCCCATTGCGTGTAGTCCATAATCACTGGCAATAACTCTTGACCAATCATGATGGCCAAACGTTTGCCAGTCTGTTCCATGTCCTTTAATTGGCGATTAAACTGCGCCGATTTCTTAGCCGCTTCATCGTCAATAATAAGGCCCATAGCACGTGCCCGGTCCTCGACTTGCTTCATCGCCTCTGCAGACATGTTCAACATGCCGTGAAGTTGGTACCCGGTTTTACCAAATAATTCCATTTCGACGCGAGTTTTTTCCGCTCCGTCCTTCATGCCTCTTAGGCGTTCTTGGATAATCTGGAATACTTCAAGCGTGTTCTTCCCTTGAATCTGATCAATACTAATACCTAACCGACTGAACATATCGGTCGCGAGCTTCCCCTCAGCCGAGGCTGTTTGCATTTTATCTTGTGCGTTTGATACTGCCTTCGCAAACTTGGCAAACGCCGTAGTGCTTACGTCGGTAGCTACGCCCATATAGTTAGCCACGGAGATAAAGGTACTAGCTTGCTCAGCAGTGGCACCTGTTAAAGACTGCATTTTCTTAACAGATAAATTCCAGTCGAGTGCCTCTTTGGCGAGCTTTGACCCCAGACCAGTGATACCTGCACCAGCTCCAATGGTCAACATTTCTGTTTTTAATTTTGCTAGCTCTGCAACTGTACCCTTAGAGGCGGCTGCGATTTTCTCTAAACCGGCTTGCGTATTCTTATCGGTCAGTTGCACTACGATATCTACTACATTATTCGACATCCTTATTCATCGCCTCCATTTCTAATCCCTCTAATATCCACATGAGGTTGAATAACATCGGACCCAGGTTGATATTATTCATTTCCGCAACTGTGCGGATAGCCGGATAATCAAATCCTGCTAACCCTCCTGTGTGATATATGCGTTGACTGCGTGATAGGGTATACAGTTTCATAGCCAATTTCGTACCAAATAATAGGTGCGGAGGATTATATTCACACTCCGAACAGTCGAAGGACTGCCGGGTGGCGGATTGTAGCTCCCTACACCCTTGGCAATACTTCGGACGATCAGAGGACATCCACCCCCACACCTCTTTTAGTTTTTTTCCGTTGCGTCTTGTACCTGGAATGTAGCTGTGATAACTTTACCTGCAAAGTCCATAGCTTCCTTATCAGATACAGTATTAAGGTCCTCATCACTAAGGCCATATACATCCATCAAGATGAATCGCATAATATCACGGCTACGAATGATACCTGCTAGTTGATCATCTTCTTCGACTGGACAATATACGAAATCCAATCCTGCTTTAATCAACATTTCACGTTCAGACCATGTGAGGGCTCTTGCTTTTAGTTCCTTACCTTGTATCTTCATCATTACCTCCTATTAATATGCTACTTGCGTATTAGTTAATTCGAATAGCACGGCGGATGCCTCAGCATCATCGCCGTAGTATGCCTTGAATGGCATTTCAATGTTAACGCCTTTAGGACCATCGATACCTGGGGAGTTACGCTCGTAAATCAATTCAGGTAATTTGATAACTAAGGAGTTATCACCTTTGGTGAGCGTCAATTCAAGGCTAGATTCTGTACCATTTACAGCTTTGTTCAAAAGGTCCATGTTTTGGAAGAACGCTTTCAATGTGCCAGATACACCGACGATACCTGTATCGATATAAGTACGGAACCCTTTATTACCGATAGCGTAGGAATCACCGTCCAAGCCGAAATCAATGTTAAGGCTTAGAGACAATACGTTAGCAACTGTCACTCCACCTTCTTTGATTGTAGCTTCAAGATTTACAAATGGCGTAAATGCAATTTGAGTAGGTGCTGTATCAAATGGCACTGCCGCCATTGTTTCCTTACATCCCATTACGTCGATAGTGGCTGTTAACTCGGAGTCACCGCCAAAGTTAAGCGCCATTTTGTTCATGCGAACGCCACTAAATTGTTGATATGTGCTGATATCCTTATAGCCTTGCTCGAATGTAGCGGATGGCATATCCGGGCCGATTTTAAACACATGCTTATGCGCGGAACCTGCACCAGCTGTAGAAGTAGGCGCACCAAAGGCTAATTTCAACCAATAGCCGAAGCCGATTACATCGACCGGTGGTGTAATACTGCCGGATGCGTCGATGTTACCACGGCTAGGCGCAGCTGGATTTCGTGTACCACGAATTACATTAGAATCATTTAGATTTTGACTTGCTTTTAAAGAGGAACTAATGATTGGCATAACCACGCCACCGGTGGACGGTGTAACGCCAAAGTCAGTTTCAAAAGCCATTGTTAATTTGGATTGTGCGCCTTGCGCACGTTTAGCTACTGCCATGTTATCCTCCTATTAATATTCAACGTGACCGCCTATTACGTGCGGTATTTCTATTGTGAATGTGGCCTTGCCTGGATACACAGGGCGCCACGATACATTATCCGTTTCATAGTCAATGTTAATGACTGGATAATTAGGGTTGACGGCCATAATACATTCAATGAGTAACTGGCCAAGTTCATCGGTTTCAAAGGCCCCGGTATAGGTAATGACACGGCCATTACGCTCCGCTTCCTTCCGATGTACGCCCCATACGAGTTGGAGTGTATACGAATAGGAATCCGCAAGCCCCTCGGACTTACTATCCATAAGGACAATAACGCATGGGCAATCTTCCTCAAGAGGAGCCCCTGCATCGTCATACCCTACGAATATGGATAGGTCCTTACCGTACTTTGCTTGACAGAACTCATTGATACGATCGTTATCCTTAATAGCCTCAACCCAGCGGTTCGCAATCACTGCAAGTGGAATTGTTTGCATAGCTACCTCACTTTGTATACTCGATTACTGGAGCCCCATGAGGTATTACCGAGTGCGTACTCACCGATTTTCTTTTCAAGAAACGGTACGAGTTTAGGTTGAAGGGCGTTACGCATCGGGCCGAAGGTTTCACGAGGTTTAATGGTGAAGGTCGTTTTCCCCTTGGCCAACTGGAACCCATGCGCGAATAATTTCTTACGCATGTTTTCAGTAATTTCCTTGGTGTAGCCCTTCTCTATCTGTTCCCCTAATTTCTTAGCAGAATTAGATAGCCATCCAACTTTGACCGATTCAGACTTAGCGTCGTACTGGTACCCTACAGCTCGGTACATCTTACCAAGAGGCGTATACCCAACTGTGCCGGCTTTTACACCACTCGCGATAAGTTCATCACGAGACTTATGCGTCCAACCTTCGCGGTCAGCCTTACCGCCTTTTCTGTAGGCTCTTCTAACTTTAGCGCCGAATGCTGCTTCGAGTTGTGCCCTCATAGCCGGTGGCATGAAGCTAGCATACTTCTTACCGCCTGGTGCTCCAGATTTGATGCCCTCCTTGATAGCCTTGGACATCATGAATCCCATCGACTTCATCGCCTTACGCATCCAGTCAGGTTTCGTTTTAGCGATAAATTCAAGATACGGTGTAGCCCCATCATTAATAGTGATAGGCTCATTACTCATGGTCTCACCGTCCTTACGTTGGCCACGATTTCAAGACAATGCATCTTATCATCGCTATCGGAGATATGATCCACATACCACTTCTTACCGTGGATATAGATTTCATCCTTTGTCTTAGGTAAAGGGATATCCTTAGTTCGTACCCAAATCTTAGCCTTATCTGCTAGTCCAGTTACGAACCCTGAACCCTTGCCATCGTACTCACCGATTTCCACGCTCGCCTTGATGGTCTTACCTTCATATGTGATTTTCTCACCAAATGCCCCCAGGAGGACGTTTTCATCGTATGTATACATATTTGTACCTCATAGGTTTAACGGGGGCGTAGGGCCCCCGTCATTCTCATAATATGGCTATTACTATGCGCCAACTTTGACAGCTTGCACTAGCATAACGGTAACAGTATCTTGTGCAGCAGTTTTAGGCGCTACTGCGATACCCAATGGTTTACCGCCAGTTTTAACCGCTTTATCTGTCAAGAAGTTAACTACGTCACCGACTTCATAAGTATCGGCTTTGTTAGCATCTACTTTGAATACGCCAGTTACTTTAATGGCACCGACTTCACCTTGTTTCATATCAGTGATAGCCACGCCATGAAGTGCACCGGCTTCAACAATGTTACCGGCTTTGACTTCTGCAGTTGCAGTAATGTCAATGCGGTCAGTTTCTTGTACGAATTGTGTCATCATATATCGTTACCCCCTAATTATTTACCAGCGTTTTTATATAAGCCACGGAAATCAAGAGCACGTACGCCTACGTCTAATGCGACTTTATATTCGATACCATCCACATCAAAGCCTTGACGAGTTTCTAAGCGTGGAGCTTCTACACCGTTCAAGAATGTAGTTTCAATCGTATCGTGTTGAGTTGCATCCGCTACTAAGTACCATGCATCTGGGTCAGTGATTTCTGCATCAGCGATAACCGTGAATCGACCTTTGTATGGGTTAACTACACCGGAGTTAACACCTGCCACATCTGCGGTGGAGTTCATGAGTTGGTATGCTACCATTTCAAGTTCAGGCGGAACGATTAAGTATTTAGGCGTGATGTTAAGTGTAGCAGTGCCTTGGATACCCTTTTGACGGCGCATAGCAGTTACTGCTTTAGCAATAGCTTTGACAGATAAAGCTTCGCCGGTGGATGCAACGTTACCATGTTTGCTATTGAACAATGCAACGCCATCGTCCATCACTACGTCACCTGTCAATTGTGCGTACACCATTTTGTTCACCAAGCGTTTAGCCGCGGACCCGAAACGAGTTGCGATAGCGGAGAACATACCAAGGTCATCGTTGATGATAGCTTGACGAGTTAAGCTGAATAATTTGCCGTATGTAGCGACTTTAGTTCGTGCGGAAGCTTCCTTGAATGTCATAGCTTTGAATTGGCTACCTTCTGGAACTAATTCCAAATCGCCTGCTTCAGATAATGCTACGCGTGTAGCTTCCTTGAAGTCGCGGTTAGAGCCTTTACCCGCCCATAATTGGTAAGTAGTTTCTGCTTCGTTAAAGCCGTTCATTACGGATTTATTTGCCAAGTTGGACATGATAGCAGGGAATGTGGATGTGGAGTTAATAGCTTCACGCGCCAATTCCAAGTTATCGCCAAAGTTAGCGCGAAGGCCTTCACGTTGTAACGCTTCACGTGCTAATTCAACTAAGGAATGTGCGCGTAATTCGTTAGCACCTGGCGCTGGTTCAGACACTTGAATACCCGCCGCCATTAATACTGCATCTTGTGCAGCTGCACGGAATTTATCGGATTCGGATTCGCCCATTTTAACGGACACGCCTGCGTTACGTGCGCGTAATTGGTCCATAACCATTGCACGTGCTTCGTCAACGGATTTGCCCAATACGATTGCTTCGTCTGCGCCTTCAACGTCGAAGTCGCGGAACATAGCAGTGATTTCGGAAGTACGTTTACGTTCTTCTTCCATAGCTTTCGCCAATTCATCTTTTGTGATACCGCCTTCAACTGGAGCGGATTTCACTTCTGGAGTTTCAGTCAATTTTTCTTTTTCATCCATACCTTTGTTTTCCTCCTGTGTATCAATACTTGTATGAATTTGAATATCATCTGCACTGCGACCTACGCCGACCGTAGGGTCTGCAGGTACGGATGCAATGCTGATTTCTAAAGGTTCCCAATCGGTGATGACGTATGCAGGGCCTGTAAAACGGCCATTCGTGGATGTAGTACTATCATCTTCTAACACTTCATAGCGTTTAATAGAGTAACCAACGCTAACACCTTGAAGCGTTCCGGATTGGACTTTCTTGAATATGGCATCGGATTGTTCATCTTCGTCAAAGCGTACTAGCGCTTTACCTCGATTATCTTCAATCCACACCTTTTCAATGTGCCCCACGACCGCATCACGATCATGATTAAACAACGCTATACCTAAACCATTATTAAAGCGCTCAAGGTTGATGCACTCTTCATCATGGCAAAGGATTTCATCGCCGAACCAACGGCCATATGGCGTTTCGGAGGAGAAGGAAAGTTCTACCGTCCGATTGTCGGAGTCGACTTGGTCAATCGTAGATTCACGGCAATAGTTACCATAAATGCTACGTTCTTCATTTTCGTCCATGGTTAGCCATCAGCTCCTTCCTGTGATTGTTGGACGTTATTGTCACTATCTGGGTCCATCAATGGTTGCAACTCACTGGAATAATCTAGTAACACCCCGAGCTCCTTAGCTCTATCCTGTTCGAGTTTCCGTTGTTCAAGAACTTCCTCCCAATCACGCCCAGATGCCGCGCACACATCCTCTAATGTTGTAAGACCGGATTTGATAGCTTCCTTATTGGCGGACACTTCCTTAACTGGGTCTATCCATGACCACCCTGGCGCAAGCCAAGACACTTCCTGGTATTTGTCTTTGTTCGCCAAGTAGTCAGATGGTAGTTCACCGGCTAGGTACAATGCGTCGATAAAGGCTTTCCAAATCGGCATACAGAAATGTGCGATAACAAATTCTTGCCATTGTCGGAAGGTCTTTTGGTCCTCTAACAGATTTTGTCTTGCTGCGGAGAAGTTACCAGATATATTACGAGCCACGATGTCCGCGCTCATTCCTAGACCGGAGGATATTCTCCGTGTCTGAGTTGCCGAGTATTCACTAGCAGTCCCTGCATTACGTTTAGGGTCCGCAAACTCAATGGATTCACCAGGGCTAAGATGTCTAACCATACCTGGCGCTAATGTCATATTAGGCCGTCCTTTACTATCCCTTGGTAGCATCGCCGTTTGACGTGCTGAATTTTGAGACGTGATGAACGCGCTATAACATGCCGATACACGAGCGGCGATTAAGTCTGCGTCCATGTATTCGTCAATATCGTGGATACGACGAAGGACTAATGCCAGATGACTCATCCCTCGAAGCTGAGAGGTACGAGTTGGCTTGAACAATAAGAACGCCTGGTTAGTAGTTAGCCGTAATGCGTCGAAACTGCGTAACCCCATTGGATCGCTTTGATATACGTGATACGCAACTGGTCTCCCATATTCGTTAACCTCCACGCCGTTGATGATGTTATTCTTACCATGTTGTAGGCTAACCGCTCCGATATTCTCCGCCTCAATCAATTGAATCGATAACGGAAGGTATTCGCCTTGTGCGGTTTTGTTGACTAGAATTTCGCCATCATACAGCATCCGTCGTAGTGCGATAGACTGCAATTCATAAAAGTTAGACATGCCTCGGACATCCGCGTTTTCAGCGTCAGTCCATTTGTCCCATGCTTTTTCGATTTTGTTGTTAAGGTTCGTATTTAACTTACCTTTACCGCTTCTTACCTTAGCCTGTGGCTTTATCCCAACGCCAATAACGTTACGAATTAAAGCCGTCACCACAGACTCTGCTAAGTCGCTGTTCATTTCAGCTGCACGAGCTCGACCTCGAATAAGATCACGTGCGCCGGTGGCCAACTGTTCGGCTGTGCCATAAGCAGGTTGCCAGTCGCTACTCAATCGGTCCATTGACGCCGCATCATATTGGCGGATAGCCTCTCGTGCTGCGATACGATTAAGCGCCCTTTCAGGGCTAACCCAACCGATTACCTTATCTAAGATATTCATCGTCCACCCCATGTCACGTATGCATCACTCTGGAAGCCGTTTGCTTCCTCATGAACACGTTGCATTAACGTTTGTTCTCGTGCATATAACACGGGAAGGTCAATCGCTTTGAACCGCTTACCGCCAATCTGTAACTCGGAGTATCCTTTTGTTTCGATATCCTCGATGACTTCACGGATACGGTCCAATTGTTCGTTTACATCGCTCATGGTTCACCTCCTTATCTAAACCAATGGTTCGTATTACCCATCCCTACACCGTAGTCGATATCCTCGGTTACGGAATTGGATTCTTCGTATTCTTCGGGTTCGGTTAAATACTTCACCCCTGCAATATCTGCAACTGCAGCATTGTATGTACATGTATCAAGCAAGTGATTCGTAGGGTGCCCGGTAAGTGGTTTCCACTGTACCGTAACCTCGCCCGTTTTCACGTTGCGGATTTCTTGTTTTTCCTCCGACCGGAGATGGTCAGTATATTCTTGAGGACAATCCTTGAACAAATGGATTGTACCTACCTCATCGGTTGGCCGTACCATCCGAGCAAATATGAAGTCCTTCCAGTAGTCCGTATTAAGGACATACAATTTTAATCCCCCGATAACGCCCTTCTCCACACTTGACATGGAGTACGGTGCCGTTAGCGTCTTATGATTGGATGAACCTTTTAACGGAATACATATTTCAGGGAACCTTGCGCAGAATTGGTACACCTCATCAGTTCTGAAGCCTGAGTCAATGCCCGCCTTCATCACCTGTCTAGGCTCGCCGTATTCTGTTGGATATTCCCTGTTGACTATGATCTCCTCTAGGTCATCCCATGTACTGGCTTGGCCATAGTCGATGAGATAGGACTTCACGCCTGGCGCGTAGGCCCTAACCTCCCACCAGAAGTGGTCAAGCTGTACGTCAACACTAGCGATAAGTAGCGTTGCCATATCTGGTACTACGCCACGGTCATAGGTTGATTCTGTGAAATGTAGTGTTTGTGTACTCTTAGTTTTAGCGCTTCGCCAAGGTTCTGCTAGCCATGAGTTAATAAAGTTCATAAATTGGTCCGGAAAGTCTTTTGAAGTATAGAACTCGTACGCGACTTTCCCAAAGGCTATCCACGGAGAGTACAAAGACGATAAGTGGTAGCCAACCGAACGCACTCGACAATCGGGCTCGTTTTCGGTTCGCCATTCTCCGTTACGGAGCATGTCCATTTTGTGCTTATCGTGTATCGCTTTCTTACAATGCGCGCATTCATAATAGGCGGTGTCCCTGATGCGGTCCTTATTGCCTTTAGCCTCATCGGGCCATTTAATCTGCTTGAACACGAGCTTTTGATACTCACCACAGTGTGGGCACGGTACATAATACTCTTTCTGTGCGTGAGATTGCTTAAAAGCGGTCCAGATATTGCCATTCTCAACTGTTGGAGTTGATACCATCACGTGTTTGGCATCAACGAACGTTTTAGTACGTTCCGTTGCCAACTTAATTGGATTCGCTTCCTTCCCCGAGAATACTGGGTACTTGTCAACTTCATCGAAGAACACATATTTGATAGCCCTTGACGCTAGACTCGATGGAGAGTTAGCGCCGGACAATACCATGTAGTTTCCTGTGTTAAAGTTGAGCTCTAACTTGGAACTAGCGTTCTCGTCATACATATTGGCCAACGGTTCCGTATTCGTGATCATTGGCTGAACACGTTTATCGCTATTAAACTTGGCCAGCATGTCTGTTGGATATACCATCATGACCGGTGCCTTAGATTGATGAAGTGCGAACCCTATCATATTGAGTTCCGCCTCCGTCTTACCAATCTGTGCACCGAAGCACAGTACAATCGATTCGATTAAATCGTTGTTGAGCATATCCATAGGTTCTCTTAAATATGGAGTACGGTGCGTGTGCCAGGGTCCGGGTTCTGCACTAGTGCTTGGGAGTACTCTGAACTTATCGGCCCATGTGGAAACGGTGTACCGCTCCGGAGGCTTGAAGGCTGCGAGCTCTTGGGCTGTCCACGTAAACGATGTACTAGAATCTTGTGATGAATTGTAATGACATGGTTTATTCGGATTCCTTGAATTTTTGGAATTAACTTTTCTTCGTTTTCGTGTAGACGCCGTCGCGCGCGTAGCTTTCGAGGTACTCGTTGACACACTCATTCACCGTCCTCTCTACAATCACCCTTGTTTCTGCGTCTGGAAATTCTTTGCTAACCGCTTTAGTTAACAGCCCAAGGGATGATTTCAATTCATTAACGCGTCCAGTCCACTCCCGAGTTACGTCCTCGACCGCAATATACTGGCCTTCAAGAACTTCGTTCATTCGCTTTTCGCGTTTCGCTTTGGCTTCCTTGTAGTCCGCCTCAGCTTCAAGTTTTCTTTGAGCAGCGGATTTCGTTCCGTCCTTATCCTTAGACATGCCAAGCCATACAAGAACTTCACGAACATTCCACCAACCCGTAGCCACCTTCGGCATACCTGCACGATTGTGGCGTGATATCATTTCCGGACCGAGGTCCAGTATTTGGCATAACACTTTTGTGGTGACAATGATCTCGCCATTGTCATCGAACTTGACTTTGGGTCTTTCCGTGGCCATTTTGGACCTCCTTCCGTTAGTGTCTATTGGTAGGGGTACTTTCTACTTGAAAAAATTTTTCACGTGCGGACAAGCATCGCGCGGGGGCGACCACCGGCGATTTTCCGTCGAGGAAGTACCTTTTATTTCAAAAATTTTAAAAATAATTTCAATTCTATTTAGGGTATTTCTTTTCTAATTAAAGCTAACAAAAAGGACTACGCGGTTGTTCGTAGTCCTCAATGCTTCGCTTCATGTTTGGGCTACTGCCCAGGAGAGAAGTGTAAGTACATGAAAGGTATCCCTATGAACTACCCTACAGCGCGTGGACACGGCGCTCGTTTCCGTATCCACACCCATAAGGTAACACAAAGTGCAACTATCATTTCATATCATGTTTTAGAAATTTTCAAAAAGTTTGCAAAAAGACTTGACAGCCATCTTCCTTATGCGGTAGACCTGTGGCTCGCTGTAGTGCATCGCCTCAATAACATCCTTCATGCCAAGGCCAAAGTAATAGCGATATTCAAGGAATGTACGCTCACAATCGCTCGGCACTTGATGGATGATAGCCCATAGCTCATATCGTTCCCTTGATAGTCGCCTTGATTCTTCTAGCAAATCACGATACGCCGTCTTAAGATTCAGCTGTTGCTCTTCGGTGATAGGGCACTCACTTCGTGCTTCGTGCTCCAGACGCTGCAAGTGCGCCTCGACGTCGGTTAATCTCCTATGGCTATCCATCAGCCTTTGCAGTTTCCTTATTCCAGGATGTGTCCCCTTACTCGTACGTTTACCCATACGTTCACATCCTATCAATACTATCCTGTGTCATATATAATCCATCCCCTCTACAATCTTGTACAGCTCATCGAGTTCATCCTCTATTGCTTCCAAGGTATCGGTAGCTTCATCCCATCTCTCGTCGTGATACCACGGATACGAATACGTCTTATCATCGAACTGGTCATTGCCGGCTTCCTTATATTCGCGAATGACTTCATTCTCTTGTATGCTTGCCTTCTCGTACTGTTCCTCCAAGTAGTTAACATATCGAAGAGTAATGATGCTTAAGTCATCCAGGTAATGCCCCTGGTCGCGTAGTAGCTTTTCAAAACTAGCACTGGTATGCATAGGCTACTCCCCATTAATCCAACTTAAGAACACGCCTGCCTTCGCTAGGTCTTGAACTTCTTTCGTTGGATCCTTACGACCTGCTCGAAGGGAATACTTTAATGCGTTACCCTTGCACCAGCCTTTAAACTCTTCCGGCGTCAATACCGCACGAATGACATCAACGCTTTCAATGGTTAGACCTGGCAGGGTGTAATGCGAAGGATGATGTACCGCATCGTTCATTGTATCAGTAGGATTACTGTCGGCTACTGATACGCCGGTTGAAGCCGCATCTGTTACTACTGGCTCAGTTTCAATCTTGCCGTACATCTTAACTTTATCCTCATCAGTTGCTACCACTACTGTAGGCGTTGCTTTAGGCTCAGCAGGTTTCACCTTAACCGTTGCCTTTGATTCATGTTTCAATGCTTCTCGACATTCCGGGCAATTGACCGCAGGTCGACCTTTGCCAGTTTGTTCGAACTCCTTGCCACACACCTTACAGGTAGTCATCTTAGGTGATGGCTCTGTTGTAGCCGGTGGCGCTTCTGTCTTTTTACTGTCTTTTACTGTCTCCGTTCTGTCTTTGCCTTTAATGATATCCATGATATCGTTGAACCCTTCCTTACAGGTAGGGCACTCTTGTTCATTGCCTTTAGCCCGGAATAGGCTTCCACAAGTCTTACATATTCTGCTCATAGTTTAACCTTCCTTCTTGGTACATCGTAAATAGTATTCCCACTCATCCATAACCATGAAATCGGTCACGTGAAATGCTCCTTGTATGCACTTATCAAAATTAACCATTCGTATTTCATCATTTCCATCAACCCTAAATGGATTTTTATAAACAGGTTGCCATGGAGTTTTAGCCAATTCTCTCGATATCGTGGAATATACTTGACGCCAAGTTATCGCAGATATTCTAGCGCCATCATGAATAAGGTCTATCACATCTACACACGCACTTGATATCGGCATAACTAGCCAACCCACAGGTCTGTATAATCCGACAGGGTTCATGTTTCCCTGCACATACGCTATTAGTTTCTTCATAGTGTTATCCTTTCACATATTTATCAATCCGTGCCTTCAACGATTGAAGGACATATTCTTGCGCTTCGTCTTTCTTTTCTAGGGCTTCCATCATATCCTCGTCCCGTGTACCTACGGATATAAGGTGATGGATGATAACCTTTTCATTTTGCCCTTGACGATGCAATCGCTTGTTCGCTTGTTGGTATAGCTCTAGGCTCCAATTAAGCCCGAACCATATTACATGATTACCGCCATCTTGTAGATTTAGCCCATAGGCCGTTGATGCGGGATGTGCTAGCAGTACGTCAATCTTGCCGGCGTTCCAATCGAACTCTTCATCGGCGCCTTTTAACTCTCGGACACGCAGATCCGTTTTTGCTAAGGCTTCCTTCAACCTGGCACAATCGTGCTTAAAGTTGTAGAACACTAACGCCGGCTTGCCGTGTAGTTGTTCGATAAGCTCCATGAAGGCTTCTATCTTGCAATCATGGATTTCATGGACGTTACGCTCATCATCATACACGGCGCCGTTGGCCAACTGTTGGAGTTTATTGGATAATGCGGCCGCACTCATGGCGGTGATTTCTTCATCCGCTCCAAATACTTCAAGGACGGCATCACGTTCCATGCTTTCATAGGCCTTCTTCGCCTTAGCATCTAAGACAACTGGGACGGTATCATACACAATTGGTGGTAAGTCTAAGTAATCACTAGCCTTCATCGAGATACATAATGGGGCTATCGCTGACATAATCGCATCATCTGTATTCGCCTTTGGCTTGTAGCTGTAGATCACATCACGGCCTCGTTGGTCTGGGTCAAAATAATGTTCCCTAAATGCGGTGTATGTCTTACCTAATGTTTGGCCACGGTCTAATAAGTAAACCTGGGCCCATAGGTCAATCAACCCATTCGGTGATGGTGTGCCTGTTAACAGCACCATACGGTTGATATGGTTGTACATATTTGATAAGTCCTTGAATCGTTTGGCACGATGTGATTTAAAGGAACTCGATTCATCGACTACCACCATATCGAATGGCCAGGCGTTCTTATAGTAGCTAACTAACCACGATACATTCTCGCGATTGATGATGTAGATATCCGCCGGTGTATTTAGTGCTTGTATGCGTTTCTTTAATGGACCTAATACCGTGGATATTCTAAGAATACCAACGCCGTCCCATTTAGCGGCTTCACGTTGCCAGGTTGCTTCCGCTACCTTCTTAGGTGCTATGATAAGCACCTTCTTAACTTGAAAGTAGTTGTATTTCAACTGGTATATAGCGGATAGGGTTATGATGGTTTTTCCTAAACCATTCAACCCATATCCAAGAACAGCCCTATCTTTTGTTGCTTAATCACTCGTGAAATACAGTAATCTTGATAGGGATGTGGCTTGAATATCATATGGCATCACCTCCTAATCCTTAACCGTGCATCCGTATTTTGCCTTTTGCATCTTATGACGAATCTTACGTACGTTTGTCATGGTATATGACTGTACGACGGTATCATCATGGTCCTTCGCTTTTTCGTACTTACTAAGTAATTTGTACAAGCTGTACGCGGAACACATGCCATGACAGCCGGGTGTACGTCTGGTACAGTTCTTACACGGAACTCTCGCCATGAATACCACCTTCATTCGTTAGGTAGTCCTTAACGGCTTCAGGGCCGTATAGGATGTAAACGGTCTGCAGTAGGCTCAATAGTTTCTTACACTGCGCATCCTGTAGTTGGCTTAATCGACCTCGTGTCGTTTTAAGCTCTACGAATTGAACGGTACCGTCCGGCCATATCACAATCCGATCAGGCACCCCGACATTGCCAGGCGATACGAACTTATAGGCCTTACCGCCCAACTCTCTAACGCCCCGAACCAATTTCTGTTCGACAAGTTTTTCAAGCATCTATCACACCTCCATTTTGAGATTATCATTTACGCAAGGTAACAAAGTTACACTTTTTTTCTTTACATATAGATACATACCCTATTTAACCCCGTTTAACCCCTATAACGTACTTAAATATATATATTTCTACTACATATATATATAAATGTTACCTTTATATATAATAAGTTCTATAAATATAGATAAACACTAGGTTTGTTAGGGTAACATTCTAGGTAACATTCGGGTAACATTCGGGTAACATAGTAACATTCTCAGGTAACATTCTTTTTGAGAATATAGGGGTATTTTCAGGAATGTTACCTTCGAAAATTACATCAATCCGGGTATAATTGAGAATCCTCTTTGGGCTCCGTAAGGCCCAAATTTTTTCATCGAATCAAACCTCATTAAGAATGGAATGTTATCTAAAATTTGATTAAGCTCTCGGCTGTCCGACTTCTTCATCCAGGATAGCGGACGCCCAAAACATTCAACCCATACTTCTGCAGCACACACCCGGTCACGGAACACTAACACCTGTCCAGGTACCGCATGTGTACCCGACATAAACATATCCCGTGCTTTAGGCGACATCGTGCTCCAGTTTTCAGGTACTTTTTGTTTCAAGAACTCAGCTACCACACCTGCTTTAGCATTTCCTTCCATATGGCTTTCACGTGCTAAATTTGCAAGGCGAAGTACTTCTTCGTTATCTTCAATAATTAAGCTTTCCCCTTGGCGGTATCTAGCTTTGGCTTCCGCCCACAGCTGATCAACCTCACCAGGTAAATTCTTAAATACGTTTTTCGTTGGTTTCTTTAAACCAAGCTGAATTGGCCAAAATCTGCGGTTGCCCGTAATATCCTTTAAGAACTCGTGTTGGTTAGTGGAACCAAAGAACACGCATTGGCGTGGATATTCTTCCGTACGGCGACCATATGCCTTACGGAATACGTCGACCTGGCGTGATAAGAATTGCTTTGACGCATTTTCTTCCGCCTTAGAGTATCCGGCCATTTCACCGCCTTCCACTAACCAACTATTCTGGATGCTTTCTGCAGCTTCCTTACCATCAAATGTGTTAAGCCCATCAGCATACCAGTCCTTGCCCATTAATCGAATGAGAGATGATTTCCCTATTCCTTGTGCGCCGACTAATACCGGCATGGTGTCATATTTACACCCTGGCTCGTACGCGCGTGCTACCGCAGCTACGAAGGCCTTGCGACCTACCGCACGGGTATACACGTTATCCTCTGCGCCTAGGTAATCGATGAAGATTGTATCTAAACGTTCCACACCGTCCCAGGTAAGACTATCCAAATAATCGGTTACCGGGTTGAATGCGTTTTGTTTCGCTATCAGTAACACGCTATCTAAGACTTTATCCTTACCCGTAATATCGAATCGGTTTTCTAAGTACCACTGAATACCACTATCATCGGTGTCAGTCCAAATGCGTTTACCATGTTCCGATAAGGCCCATGGTAAGGCACCCATCGCCATATACCGACTACCGAACTTATCGTATGCGATACGTCCCTTGATGGCCGGGTCATGTGTTAATAGTTTAAGAATATTATCACGGGTTTTCTTGAGACCATTGTTCTCGTTATACTTGAGATCTGCGGACTTCATCCATTCCGTCTCGAGCATAGCGTTGGCGTCAAGGTCGGTTACATCGGTAGTATTAGTATTACTTATCGATTCTTGGAACACGTTCGTAGCTGACTCACGAGCACGTTCTTGTTGGATGCTGATAGCCACCTCTGAGTCCTCAAAGGCTAGCTTACTCATCGCAAGGAACGATGGCATCTTATGCGGTGGTGTGCCGTCCTTGGCTGTCTCGTCGAGGTCATGAAACTTATGAAGCCGAACCAGGTCAAAGGCGTTCACGAGTTGGCCATCGCACGGATCCGTATTGTGATGTGAGTATAAAAACTTATCATCGTCATATATCACCGCACCGCCGATGGTAGAACCTTCGACGTAGGTTAGGCGGTCGTTAGAACCATCAACGTAAGCGTAGGCGTGAGGTAAGAATGTATCGATAGCCTCACGGATACCATACTGCCTACAAAAGGCCCCTACGATACCGTGCTTAGTTAGAGGGTCCTGTTGCTTCGTAAGAAGCTGTTTGACTCTCACCGATGTCTCAGAACCTGGCACCTGTGGCCATGACGCCACGTCCCGCCAATCGGTGTATTCCGCTAAGATTCCGTCAGCCGATAAGAACGGCTTATCTGCAAATCTAAATACATACTGTGCATCACTTGAACATCCTGGCCAGTACATAAGCCTTGAGGCCTCAAAGGTTGTTGAGTCCATCATGCCGATACCGATTAAACTGGCCACCTTACGAGCGATAGGCTCGTACTCATCAGGGGTCATGGTGCGGTCGGCCGGAATGACTACCCGTAACCGTGGTCGGTGTGGCGTGTGTGAACGAGTACTGTACACGACGTACGCCATACCCAAAGTGTCCACTGTACGCACTACATTATCCGTTTGACCAGGCTCAATGGCGTCAAGGTCAAGCGTAATAAGGTCACGGCCTGTGACATTAATCGCCTTACGTTGGAGACCGATTAAGCTACCACCGACGAATCCGCCGATGTCCTTTAACTTAGCCTGTGCAGACTTTGGAAGCTGATGATACTGTTCAACGGTCTCCGTAGTACGTTGCGGTGTACGAAGTCGTTCAATGAACTCGGACCACATCAGCTCCGTTTGAATCCATTGTTTAGACGTGCGACTTTGGCCTACGCTAATTATTAGTTTTTTATCATTAATCATATGGCCAACGCCCTTTCTAATCCTTCATATAATAATCACTGGTGAATCCGGCGGCAGATAGGTGTAATCCTTCCGCCCAGGGAATCGGAGCCCCAAATAAAGCGTTAACCTTATTAAGTGTTTCATCCTTACTTTCGGCCGGTATTTCCATAACAGCTTCATCGTGGATGTGCATAGTAATTGGATACCCGGCTATCGTTAATCGTCTCAATGTAACTGCCAGGCAGTCTCGAGCGATAGCTTGTGTAATGTTTTCGACGAGTTTTCCGCCGTAGGTGCTATCATCCACCCAGGCGTTGTTGAATTGTGCCTTAAAATGAACGGCGTCCTTACCGAATTGATTCTCTTTGATATATGCCCCAGGGTAGAATAACTTCCGCCCACTTGGTAACTCAATTGTCATGTAATGATAGCCATATATCGGATCAATTTCTAATCGAAATATAATGCCATGGTCAAGGCCCATAGGGTTGCCCGTGGTTACCGTGTACACGGCAGCGTTTTCAACTTGGTACCATAAATCTCGAATACGTGGTGACGCCTCACGCCATAATCGAACAATGTCCGGAAGTTCTTCTTCCGCTAGCCCCATATCAAGAGCACCCATAGCCTTTAATGCGTTCACGCCTCCTTGATACCCAAGGGCTAATTCAGCAACTTTACCTTTTTGTCGAAGGTGGCCGTTTTCACCGTGTTTCACAACTGGAACGCCGAACATCGAGGATGCCGAAGCGCAGTATATATCGCCGTCATGAGCGAATACTTGTTGACGCCACTGCTCACCGCTTAACCAGGCTATCACCCTGGCTTCAATAGCGGAGAAGTCAGCCACGCATAAAGTCTTCCCTTCTGGAGCAAAGATCGGAAGAGCGTCGTGTAGGGAAAGAGTGTAGATCTCGGTGGTCGCCGTATCATTAAAAAAAAAACAAAAAAA